GCTGCTTCTTTTGCGCTTTTAAGAGCTTCCTGTTGACCGACACGGTCAATATATTCCTGCCATTGAGCTTCAAGTTTTGCCTGAGCAGCTTGTGCCTCAGCAATGGCATAGAGAGAGTCAATGAACCCTTCTGAGGAATTAATAACATCATCATAGTTTAGGGCCAGCTCAGGTACCTGTTCATTTAATGCTTCAATGATAGAAAAGATAGCCTGCTTATTCTCAGCTGCACTTTCGGTAGTGGAAGTTAACTCCTCTAATTTGGCAATCAGAGCCAAAACGCTTCGCTGTTCTTTTTCAATTTCTCCAGTTGACTCAGCATGAGAAGCGGTCATGTCGCTATAGCTTTTCATCAGCTCTTCGTGAGCTGCTTTATAGTCGCTAAGCTTTTGCTTTCCGGCTTCATATTCGGCTGTTAATTCGTCAATCTCCCAGCGAAGTGCTTGTGCTTCGTAGGAGGTTTCCCCATATAATTCAACGGCCTTTTGATATTCCTCATTGAGTTCCTGAAGCCTATAATATTGCTCCCTGGAAGCAGCCGTTAATTCCCATGCTTCATCTGTCTGTCTTTTACTGGCAGCAGTCAACCCCACTATTACGCCTGTTAAAGCAGCTACCCCGGCAACTACACCCATGATGACATTAACGCCTGGTATCGCAGCAGTTAACGCAGCAGAAACAACGGCTGCTATCTTGGCAATTGCCACATATGCAGAAATAGCCGCAACTGCTGCACCCATCACGCCAATAAAAGCCGTTACCGCTTTTACCAGTTCGGGGTTCCTTTCCACAAATTCTGTGACGCTATTCAAAACATCCGTGGCAACACCGTACAAGTCGCTAAGGGCAGGCGTAAAGTTGTCACCTATCGCAATTTTCAGGTTATTGTATGCATTCTGCATCATGGTGAGCTGGCTTTGAGTAGTCGCATATCTAAGCGCCGCCTCTTTAGTGAGCGCTGTATTCTCATTCCAGGCCTGATTTGCCGTTTCAAGGGTACGGTTAAGGAGATCTCCGGAGTTTGCCAGTGACAAGACCATACGCTGCATGCGGGCCTCTGTTATGCCCAGTTCCGTAAGAGCAACTGTTGCGCTTTTGCCGTTTCTCTCCGTATCATTCAGGCCGACAACAAAAGCCTGCAGAGCTTTAACGGCATTATTGCCCCATGCCTGCGTAAATTCCTCGGCTGTCATATTGGCGATGCTTGCAAACTCATCCAGATTCTCACCGGTTTCAACGGCAGTCATCAGGGTAGATATAAGCCTGCTCATGGCGGTTGAACCGGCTTGAGTTTCGATACCCAATGATGTCACGGCCGCTGCCAATGCCACCATGTCAGCTTCGGACATTCCCGCAAGGGAAGCGCTGGCTGCAATACCCTGGGCCATTTCTGTAATCTTCTGTTCGGTTGTGGCATAATTGTTACCCAGGGCAACTATGGCGCTCGCAAGATTGGAATAGTATGACGGATCCATCCGTGTGATATTAGCAAATTGCGCCAGCAAAGTCGCTCCCTCTTCGGCTGTCATGGTCGTGGCTGTCGCCAACATCGCCATGACAGTAGAGAAGTCAAGCAGGTTTTCTTTTGCTATACCGAGCTGACCCGCTACTTCACCGAGTCCTGCAAGTTCAGTCGTGGTTATAGGTATTTCAGTTGATAGGGCTTTAATCTGTTCGCCCATTGCCAGCAGCTCTTCATCGCTTAAGTCGGTCGTTTTTGCCACACCGGTCATAACCGATTCAAATTCCATCGATGCTTCTGCACATATGGAGAAATACTCGGCCATTTCTTTCAGTGTTGCAACAATGCCGGCTGCTGCCAATGCTTGACTAACAGAACCAATAGCAGCGGAGGCTTTGGTGCCAAAGTTATTAGCTTCGTCCGCAGCCTCCTCTTGCTTTTTCCTAAGTTCATCAATCTGATTCCCAAGCCTTGTGGTTTCACCTGTGAGATTTGAGACGTCAACGCCGGCATCTATCAGGACATGGCGCATGTCCTCCAGCTTTTTCGTCTGATTTGCCAGGGAAGCAGATGTCCTATCAATCTGTTGTTGCTTCGACAGTAGCTTATTTTCAAGAGAAGCAGAAAAAGTACCGGTTTCGGCTATCTCACGCTGAATACTATCATATTGCTGCTTGAGCACTTCGAGCTTTTTCTGAGTGGCCTCAACCGCACTCTGCTGCTTCTGATATGCGGATATGTCCGATTGTGTTTTACTGAGGGCCGCTATTTCTTTCTGCATGGAAGCAATTGCGTTCTGTGCAGTTTTAAAAGTGCTGTTATAGCTGCCGCCTAACTGAGCATTCAACTGGAATAGCATTTCATATTCACGTCTGCTTGCCATGATGGCCCTCCTTTCGGTTATTTATTTGCCTGTTTCATCTCTTCGACAAGTTTATTACTGTCCCTGATCCAGTCCACCAGCTCCGGAAGTGTTAAAGACAACCAAAATGGTACCGGCGTGTTATTTGTCTTTGCCAAAACAAGACATTGCCTCCGGAGCCATGATCCGCCATCGCCGATTACAACTCCGATTTTAGTAAAAAAGATCTCGCAGCACTCCTGATTTTGTTATAGTCGGCTATGGGCATAATCTCAAAAGCATCAGCCCCGATTGGAACTGTGCACGCTCTGGCTGCTATACGAATGAGATACTCACCAGAGAAAGTCGGTACAATAACCGCTTTTCCCAACTGCTGTAGCTCGTTCTCAATCGCAAGCCCGTCTTTACCCGTGAGCTTGCCCCATTCAAAGGTCAGCTCATTATAAACCTTGCCCTGGTACTCAAAGGGTTTACGGAATTTATGCGTGTAGGTGTAATCGCTGTTTACAGCTTCTTTCTCTGCAACAGCAAACTCTTCCGCATCAACAAAAACCTGTTCCTTCTTAACATCGTTACCCATGGTTAATCTCCTTTCTTAAATACATAAAATACCCGGGACGACATTTGCCGCCCCGGGCTTATTGGTTATTTACCAAGAACTCTCCTGACGTCGGCCAAGTAGTCAACACCGTTGACATAGCAAACGAAGTTGAGCGGATCGATTTCTCTCTTCTTTACACCATCGATATAAGTGGCCCAGTAGCGGACCGCATATTCGCCGGAACCATCCGTAGGAGAAGAGGGGGCAATCGAGCCGCCGGCGTCTTTCTTTGGCACAACTACAAAAAGGTGCTTTACCGACTGAACCGTGACTGCACCGGCCACAGTGTCTTCAACCTGCTGAGCAACACGCAAATCTATTATGTGTCTGCGAGGTTCGGACAGCTTAATGGCCTGCTCTGTCGTGGTCCTAAAATTGAGGGTGAGGGTCATAGCGTCAAAATGACCGAGTATTACAGCCTCGATATTGCCGGCAATTCCAGCGCCGGAAATGGACTGAGTAAGAGCAGTAAGGTCGGGGAGGGTGGCTTTCGCCATTCCGAGATACTCAACGCTATCCTCATATACCGCAAAATTTATGACGCTCTCATCGAATTTCGGCATCTGTTATTCCTCCTTCCTTAACCCTGCAATGCAACGGTCACATAATTGGCATCGTACTCAAGTACGAAGTCAATTTCCTGTGCCGGGCTCGGCGGGGTATTGTAGATATGGATTTTGATAATGCCGGCCATCAGATTGGTAAGCGGGTTTTCGCTTTCCTTAAACTCGACACGAGCGCCGAGCAGATAGCCAGATCCAACCAGACCGTTAAGCCATATGTTGCTGGCATCAATGATGGAGTCAATCAGCCTACGGTTCATGGGTTTGTCGAGCTTGCTCCAGAAGGTTTTAATCAAGGTGTTGCCCTGCCAATCAAACATCCTGGACAAGGGAATGAAATAATCCTTGACATCCGTATTGGTTGGATAGCAAGCGGTGTAATTGCCCCAGCATACCATACCGCCCATGAAGTTCAGCGCAGTAACTACGCCGCCGGCATTCAGGATATTTGCCTGAGCCAATGTGAGGTTGACTTCTGTCCCAGCTGCAACAACAATAGCGTCACACTTGAACCGCTTATTGGACGGACTCTCATACGGACAGCCTTCATTCCCGGTATCTACTGATGCAATCAGTCCGGCAAGCTGTGTTGACATGTGGAACTTCTTATCTCCAAGTTTCAGCAGCGGCCAGCAAACAATCATGTTTTCATCGGTGAAGTTCTTTGAGTTTTTCAGCGGTACAACCTCGCTGTAATCATCGGCTCCACCGTCTGCTGCAGTGCTGATGTCAATTAGTGCTTTTGCCCTGAACATACCGTTAATTCCGGCTGCTTTTGTTGCCATAACTGCTGCAACCGCACTTTCATGGGAGAATCCAGGAGCGCAAATGAGGTCCGGAACGAGACCCAGAGTAGCCATGCACTGCTCTATCGCTTCCATGCCTGTTGCGACGGCCGTAGCATTAACAGAAGCAGGGGTTACCTTCTTATAGGCTACGTTCAGGCTTGTCGCGTCATACGCTGCGCCGTCAGCCAGAAGCTCAATATAGCAATATTCACCTTCATAATACACAGCATAGTCAGTGTTTTTGACATAGGCGTTTCCTGCACCGCCGGCCGGTTTAACAACCAGTGTGGCATCATTGATAGCCTCAATGGGAAGTGCAATTTTGTGATTAACGACATCTTTATCAGCTGCAGCAACAGCTTCATTCATTGTTGCCGGGTTAAGCAGATTTACGAAAATGACAGGCTGGCAGCCGTAAAGATTAAAGTGTGAGTACATAAACTCACATAAGGTATAGTCATTCCAGTTATCCGAGTAGCCAAGCTTTTCTTTTGCTTCTTCAAAGCTTGTGCAGAGAACAGGCACTCCGACTTTGGCCGGTGAATCGGCGCTTTGTACAGGCGCGATACCAATAACAAAAGGAATGCCGGTTTCTGCAACGACAGGAGTTCCGACGCTGGTGGCCTGCTCGAAAACATATACGCCATGATTAGCCATTTACATATCCTCCTCCTTGCTTGTTATTTGCCGTTTGCCAGCTTCTTGTAGTACACATTCAGCAGGTTCCCGGCAGTTTTTACTTTTACACGATCCTCGGCGATGGTCTTATCGGTAGAGATCAGCTTCGCAATCAACGGGTACTTT